ATGGAGTACGGGAATATCCCTTTTGGGTCATCATCATCTTCTTATTATAAATTAGGTTTATTTAAAAGAAATATAAAAAGAAGTTGGAGACCAATAACAGAGGAAATGTTTGTTACAAACGGGAAAAACCCTTATGATATACCAAAATTACCAGATGAACAAAGAATTGTATCTGTAGATGTTGCTATGAGAGCGGGGTCGAGAAACGATAATACAATAATATCTTGCGCTAGACTTTTGCCAACCCCGAAAGGCTGGCTTACAGATATTGTATATATGGAGTCCCATAATGGAAAGCACACAACTTTACAGGCTCTTCGCATAAAAAGAATATTTGAAGAGTTTGAAGGTGATGCTCTTGTACTCGATATCGCAAACGCAGGTATTGGAATATTTGATGCGCTCTGCGAAACAACCAAAGATGAAGTCAGGGATTCTGAGTATAAAGCTTATACGGTTATGCCGTCCGAATATGTTGACGATAAACTTTATGATGAACTAACAGCCAGAACGTTGGGAAGGGATGCAAACAAGTGTATTTTTCCTATATTTGCTTCCGCTTCTCTTAACTCTGCTATTGCCATTAAATTTAAAGAAAGAATGAGAAAGCACCTTGTAAATTTTCTTGTTGATGATAATACCGAAGAGGACTTTCTAATAAAAACAGGAAACAAGGATATTCTAGACCAAGATGATACAGGCATAAGGTCTCACCTTTTACAAGCCCACCTGCAAACAACCTTACTTGTCAATGAGTGTATTTCTTTAGAGATGAGTATACAGAGTAACAATCTTAAACTAGAAGAACCAGAGGGCGCACGAAAAGATAGATTTACGGCTGTAAGCTATCTAAATTTTTACGTTTCATTAATGGATATAGATTTATTAAAAGAAAGAAGTGGCGAAACAGATGAACAAGCCTTTCTTGATGTTGCTAGATTCTTTTAAATTGGAGAACATATAAAAAAACATAAAGGAGGTGCAAATGGCTAAAAACAAAGGCATTGTAAAGAGCAATAGCGCTATCGTAAAAAGCGATGATGAAGAAAGCGTAATTCTTACAGAAAAACAAGTTTGGGATGTAATCGAATTTTCACGTAGTTTATCTAACGCTTATGGCTCAATGTATATGAATCCGGAACTGTTATCTGCTAGAATGAGAGATATCAACCTTAATCCTCTTGCCGCAACACAAACTATGCTGGATGAAGCTATGCAGTCTCCGAAGGATAATGAGAAGAATCTTCAAGAGTTTTCTCAATCCTTTGAACTAACATCTATGGTTTATAAGAGATTGCTTTCTTATCTTGGAAATATGCTTGCTTTTGATATAACTTATACATCTAATGCAGAGGTTAAAGATTATGCAACATTAAAGTACAAGAGAGAACTTGAAGCAATCGAAGAATTCCTTGACAGATTTGACTATTTAAAAGAATTTAGAATTGTTGTAAAGGAAATGCTTAGAAACGATGCTTATTTTGGTTGTATGCGAGATGTTGGAGACGCTATAGTACTTCAAGAATTACCTTCCCAATATTGCAAAATAACGGGTAGGTGGGGAAACGGATTTTTATTCAGTTTCAATATGTACTGGTTTATGCAACCGGGTGTTGATTTAGATTTATATCCCCCATTCTTTAAAGAGAAGTTTAATGAAATATGGGGTATGGATGGAAAAAAACCACCTACTTACGACCCGGGGCTACCTCCTGAACTCAGGGGAAGTTCATCGTGGATTTATTGGGTTGATGTTCCTGTAACAATTGGAGTATGTTTTAAACTTACTCCAGAGTTGGCTACAAGACTTCCCTATTTTACACCACTATTCAATGATTTAATATTACAACCATTGATGCGAACATTACAAAAGAACGTTGCGATGGCTTCTGCAAGCAAGATAATAATGGGAGAAGTCCCATATCTTAATAAAGAAGCAAAAGCAACAGTTAAAGATTCAATCGCAATTAGTCCAGACTTATTGGGGAAATTCATGGCTCTTGTTAAGAGTGCGCTATCTGATTCTGTTAAAATTGCATCTGCTCCTTTGGAGAATATGCAGGGCATAGAGTTTAAAAATGATAATGAATTGTATGATAGTTACCTTAGAACAGCTTTAGCATCAAGTGGTATTAACACAAACTTGATATTCAGTAGTGATATTAAACCTAATGCAATTGAAACACAACTTAGTTTAAATGTTGATGAACAAATGATGACAGCATTGTATGACCAATTCGGGGCATTCATGAATTACTGGGCAAGCAGGTATACTCAAAAATACAAATTCAGATTCGAATTTGAAGGAACTACCTTCTTTTTAAATAGAGAATTCAGGTATACCAAAGCAATGGATTTATTTGATAACGGGATTGTATTGCCCCAGAAAATAGCCGCTTCTCTTGGAATGAAACCTTCTGTAATGAGAAAGCATATGGAAGAAGCTAAGGGCACGAACTTCATGGGAATGCTAACCAATCCGATGTTTATTCAACAGGATAAGATTGCAAAACAAACTGCGGAAGCTAACATGCAAACTACGGAAGCCAACATATCTGCAAAGGTTGCTACTTCCGGGGGAGCGGGTAGTGCCCCTAAAGGTAGACCAAGAAAGAAAGACAGCGAGCTTTCAGATGAAGGAGACCAAACTCGTGCTCAGGGGACTAATATTGGGCGAGGTGGTAAAGTCTAAAAGGAGGTTAAAATATGTTAATAAGTGATACTTTAAGAAATTCAATATGTGAACAAATTGGGCATGAAAAATATAACTCTAATTTGTATATGTATATATGCGGTTTCTTAAGAAACAAAGGTTTAGATAATTTAGCAAAGCATTTTGAAGGACAACATTTAGAAGAGTTTAATCATTCTATCGAATTCTTTAACCTGCTAACAGATTTAAACGCAGATGTTATCATACCCGAAATAAAAGAAATCAATCTTTATTTTTCTAATATAACGGATGTAGCAAAGGCTTATCTCGATAGAGAAATACTCACAACTGAGAGCATTGATTCAATTAAACAACTTGCTATTATAGAGTCAAACCCTGTAGTAGAAGAGAAAATGAGAGAGATGATAAGCTTACAACAGAACGAATATGCCGAAGCAACTTCTTTTATGGATAAGGCTTCATTACTTCCCGAATGGTGGATGTGTGCTTTATGGGACGCTTCCATTGGAGGCTAATCATGATATCAAATCCAGATTTTATAAAAGACAAATATGAGTGCGGTAAATCTATAAAAAACTATCTTGTGTTTCAATGTGGTATTCCCATATTGTCATATGATGGAGCGGGGAAATACTACTTTTCGAAGAGCGAAAAACTAGACGAATCTATTAAGAAAATCCCATTGGGGATACAAATAAAAGCTCTCTTTGAAAACTTTTAATCTTTATGGGTTATCCCCATAGGAAGGAGGTAAAACTTGACAGACAAATATAGTTTTTCGGTTGAAAATGCTGAGGTAATTAGTGAAAATGATAATTCGGAATTCGCTATTGTATCTTTAGATTTTTTCGCATCTGGGATTAACTTGCACGATTTATATATATCAGAAGATACTCTAATGAAGACCAAGGATACAATTAAAAATTGCCCCCTTGTGTGGAAATATGATGAGAGATTAGATGATATATACACTCACGATAAAGACGAAGTTCCTTGTGGATTCGTACCAGAAACATCTGAAATAAAAGCAAGAAAACTTCCAGACGGAAGAACAATGCTCTCTACTGTAGCTTATGTATGGAAACGCTATACGGGAGCTTTATTGGGTTTTTTCAAAAGAGATGGACATACAAAACCAGTAAGTGTGGAGATGAGTGTTTTAAGTACTGGAGAAACTCAAGAAGGAAAAACAGAACTTTTAGATTACAGATTTATTGGAATAACTGTTTTAGGAAGTTCTGTAACCCCTGCAATACCATTAGCTAACGCTAACATTCTGTCCTATGGAAATATTACTGATGAGTACAACGAGGCTTTGAAAAAAGAATTCTTTAGTGACATTAATATGAAAATACCAAAAAAGGTGAAGGAAAGTGCTAAGAAGGGTTTAAAACTAATAAGAGAATCTAATATTAGTGGCACATCCGTTGCTGTATCTTTTGGAAAATATATATCTAGCAATGAGTATATAACTCCAGATAAAATCCATTATATGGCAGACCATATTCCTAAAACCAAAGCGAGCTACTCAGATGGTGATAATTCACCAACAGAAGGATATGTAGAATGGCTTCTATTTGGAGGGGGCGACTCCCTAAGATGGTCTAACGAAATATCTATGGCATTAAAAGCTAGG